TGTGCCAATGTTTTTTAACTTCACTAAAATGATTATATGGTAATACAATATCAGCTTCAATATTTTTATTATCACTAATACATATAAATTCAAAAGGTACTGTACTATTTCTTTTTAGTGATCTATATAATTTTGAAACATATTCAGGTGTATAGATACCTTCAAAATAAACAGTACATATTTTAATCATAAAGTTTCCATATTAAATCAAAATTTTTATTTATAGCGTGTATTAATTTTGTTTCTTTTGGAATGAATTGTTGAGAGCTAAAAAAATAATGCCATTCTGAATCTAACCATTGAACAGGAACTTTATTTTGTTCTAATTTGAAACTAAAAAGTGTTTCGTTATCATAACCAAAAAAATCAACTATCTTCTTTGGAAAAAAACTTGTATCTTGTTTTAATTCGGTCATAAGTGATAAATCACTTTCAAATGAACCAAAGTAATTTAGTTGTTCTAAGTGTTTTCTATTAGTTCCTATTATTCCTGTGTTTATAACATTGTTTTTCATACTAAGATTATGTGCAAATAACATAGCTTGAGTATTATAATATTTTGATGATGGGCTTCTTATAGTGTTTGTCTTTTCAGATATTACCTCTATTTTCTGTACTTTGTATGTATTATCATAAACACATATCCCATTATTAAAATTCCATTTATTAAAAAAACTTATTTTTGTGACAGGAACAACATCAAAATCTAAGTAAAGAATCTCATCATATTCTTCAGCTAGTTTATATAATAGATGTAGTTTATAAAAATTAACAATATTATAAGATGTTATGAATGGATATTTTTTATTAAAATTTTCTTTAAAAATAATAAAATCACTATCATATTCAAACATCTTAAAGTCAACACCTATATCGTGAGCATATGCTTGCTTACAAGCTAATAATTTTAGATAATGTATTTTAAATGAGTGTTTTGTTGCGTAGTTTATTGGTATTTTATTTTTACCTAAAACTTTTTCATCAAATAAATCAAGTTCATTTCTAGGTATGTCAATATATAAACTATAGATTACTCTTTTCATTTTAGTTCTCCTATTAAAAGAAATCTTGTACCTCTTTCATCTTCAATTTTATCTTCTATCAAAATATTTGCATTTTCTGGTAATTGTTCTTTAAATTCATCAATGTTGTTAACACAGTTTGTATGTGTTGGTATATTAAACATATTATTAGACTGGAAAGCAAAATAACAGTTTATTTCTTTTAGTATTTTAAGTTCTCGCATAGATTTCATATGTTCGCAAGACGTATTAATAATTAAATCTGTTTTTCTAATTCTACTAGAGTCTTCAGCCCAATTAAAAACATCTTTAGATACATAATCTATATTTTTATAGTGATCAAATAGTCTATTTTTAGAAATATTAATAACATTAGTATCAATATCAACTAAAGTAATTCTTTTTACGTGTTTAAAGGCTGGTATAAAAATACTTCCATACCAACTTCCAAATATTGTTATTTCAGAATTGTTGTCTAATATCTTTAAGTTATTTACGTGATCTATTAATTTTTCTTTTGCTCTAAATTGATTAGGACTATAAGAATCTAAAAGGTCAGGATTATGCCTAGCCTCCTTTATTATGTTCTTAAACAATTTCAAATCTATGTTCATTTTATTATACAATTATAATTCAATATTAAAGTTCTTTAAATATATTTGATGTTTCTTTTGCTAAAAAATCATAATGACCGTATGCCCAATATTTTTCTCTACAAGGCCAACAACGTTTACAAGGTTCAGTACCAGGGTTTTTGTAAGTTAATTGAAATATCTGTGAATAGTTTTCATAATTTGTTATTTCCATTTCACAAGTTTCAGTTAGCGGAAGTAATATTTTATCAAGTCCTGTAGCTCTAACTAACTCAGCAACACCTTTTTTGTCCATATTACGGAAAGGTCTAAACTCATATCTATGTGGACCTGTTTTAGATGGCCAACGATATTTAGATATTAGACTAGGTCTTTTTAAATTTCTATCTTCAGGAAAAGGAGATGCTGGTAGTAAATCTTTTTGAACATCTATGGGAGGATTTAAAGTTTCACCAGAAAAAAGTATATTTAATTTTCCTTCAAACTCAGGTCTTAAAAATAAATTTTTAAACCAAGTTCTTTGAAATTTATCTTTTGGATGAAATTTATCTGTGTAATTACTTTCTTCCCATTTTTCTTGCATTTCTTTTGTGTAAATATAGCCATCAGTACTAAATTCTCCTGTTATTGGATCTAGTAAAGTACTATCTGGATTTAATATTCTTAGACATTCTCTAACTTTTTTTACAGGAATTCTAGCGTCTGGTCTTAATTTATTATATATTGTGATCGGAATAAGTTTTTTGTTTGGATACTTTCTCATTGTTAAAAAGGTCATAAACGCAGAGTCAATACCACCACTAAGTCTTATTCCAATATATTCTTCATTTTTAACTATATCATCAATATCTTTTGTAAATATGTTATCTATAATTTCATTCACTTTATTGTCTTGTTTTTTGGTCATTTTTTCATCATCCTTTCATTTATTACTAATATATCCAAAGCTGTTCTTTTAAAAGTTCTAATAGCTTGTTCAGGTGTTTCTACTATAGGTTCCTGACAATTAAAACTTGTATTTAATAGCATTGGTATGCCAGTAATTTTATAAAATTCATTTATTATATTATAAAACTTTTCATTATCTTTTCTATTTATAGTCTGTATTCTAGCCGTTCCATCAACGTGAGTTACACCTGGCACTTTATTTGTTTTAACTTTACATATTCTACTCATATATGGACTTGGAAATCTTGTATCAAAATATGTTTTATAGTGTTCTTCTAAGACAGCAGGTGCGAATGGTCTAAAGTCTTCTCTCATCTTAATAGTGTGATTAATAATATCTTTAATGTCAGGATTACGTGGATCTGCTAATATACTTCTATTACCTAATGCACGATTACCACTTTCTGATTTACCTTGAAACCATCCTACTATTTTACCATCAGCAATTGCTTGTGCCACTTCTTTATAGTCAAGTTTTTCTCCTTCATTATATTCATATTCTAATCCAGCATATGTGTTGGATTTGTGTATATTTTGATTTAATGTAAAGTCTGCGTGTTGATATGTACCTATTGCCTGTCCTTCATCGCCTACTGCTGGTGGTACAAATACTTCACCTAAGTAATGTTTTGTAAATCTTTCATTCATATAACCGTTGTATGCCACACCTCCAGCAATACATAAATTTTCACAACTTTTTAAAGGCCATATAAATTCTTTAAGTTTGTCAATGGTAAACTGTTGAAGTGTGTAAGCAAGATCATCAATACCATATATTGGGGCAAATGGCCAATCTTGTTTTTTTTCTAAAATAGGACCAGACAAAACTATATCAAAAAAGTTATAATAATATTGATTAAATTTACCATATCCGACTTTACCCATTAATTTACTTGCACCAAGTGTTCCAAATCCTGTAAGATTTGACATATGATTCCATAACCACCCTATTGGCAACTTATCAGATAAATCTATCATATTTTTATCTTTATCAAAAAATACACATCTATATTTTGAACCTATACCATCTATAGCTAATATATCTGATTCTTTAAAACCTGAATTTATAAAAGCATATGCAGCGTGAGATTGATGATGATCTATGTAATAAATGCCATCTTTGTAATAATAGTCCCAAAGCTTTTTAGGCTCATAATTAAGTATTTCTTTATGATCTTTTAATATAGTGTTAAAAAGTTCATCTTTTGCCTTTCTAATACCACCATAAGTATATGTAAAAGCTAAAATTTCATCATCTTTTTTTTTAAAATAATCTTTAATAAATTCATCATTCAACCTATAATCTTTAGGATTTAATATATCTGATTGATGAGCATAAGCTTCAGCGTGATATGGAAGATTATGTTTAAATCTTGTGTGACGCTCTCTTTGATTGTGAAATACACCATCATATGTATTATGGTCGTGTAAATTTAATGCAACGCTGTAAATTTTCATAATATATCTCCTGTTAGTTTACACAATATTTTTACTTTTAACTTCTCCGTCCTTGAAGTAGGTTTCTTTTCTTATTTTGTCCTTGTCATTTCTTTCTCTGCAATGAAAAATACAACTAGGTAAAATTTTATCCATATTATTTTCAGCTAAATTTTTAGCAAAATTAGCCCACACATTTGTTTTTAAAATATCTTCTATCGAATTATGTTCACTTATTTTACTCACTTTTAATAATTCTATCATAATTGGATGCCTTAAAGTTGAATGTTCATCTAACCAACAACAAGGAATTAGATGGCCTCTATTTGTAACTGCTGCCTGTTGAGTATCAATTGATTTTTCTTTATTTTTTTGAACCATACATTTTGGTTGCATTTCTATTTCTTTTGGAAGAGGTTTACGAACCCTATGTTTATATGGTTTATATTCTAAACTTTTATCTCGTTCTTGCTTTGGCATATCAATTAACAATTCTATTTATTATGTTTTTTGTATCGTCAAATTTTCTGCAATGATACACTATAAATTTTCATATATAAACTCCGCTATTTTTTTGTGTCCTTTTTCGTTTGGATGACCATCCTCGTCTGATATATAGTCGTTCGGATCCGATATAATATTTCTACCATTAAGACCTCCATACATTTTTTGTCCTGGAAATCCTATAAAATTTTGACTATTATCTAAATATTTTCCATAGTGTGAAGTTAACATAGTATTATAATATTCTTGGCCACCAATTCGTTTTATAGGATTATTTTTATAATTTTCTTTTGCAAGTCCATAGTCAGCAGTTTCATAGGGTTCTAACATTTGAAAATGTTTAAGTGGTATATTTAATGCCTCACATACTTTTGAAATACTATATTGATATCTTAGCGATTTATATAAAAAATAATAATCATCTCCTTTATTATCAAATAAATAACTATTCCAACGAGTCTTATATCTTTTTAAGATATAACTATCATCATTAACCCATTCACCTTTTTTATTTTTGTGGGTATAAGAAAAATCTCTACGAGAAGATTTTGTCCAAGCTGCAATCACCAATCCAATCTCAATTGGTTTGAAAGACGATAAAGTATCTAATAATGATGAATATATAAATTCTTGGCCTTGTCCTGATTCAGCCAAATTTATACATTCCATTCTTAGTTTTTTTGCTAGTATTTCAGGCCATTTTGGCCAATCACAATTCAGATTGGGATGTGGAGCTGACTGATAATTCTTATCTGTCCAACTACAACCACTAACTATCAAATACTTGTTTATAATCATAATCATTAATCTGTATATACTTTTTTTATTGCCCAATCTTTTTCTAAACACCACCAACAAAATTTATCTCCAGGTTTACATTTTACTAATTGAATACAAGACTCTGTAATCTCTAGCAATTTTTCTTCTTTAAAATCTTTGTAACATTGAATTATAAATGATTTATTAATATTTACAAATGGTTTTAATGTGCGTTTATTGTTTTTACCAACTAGAAGTTCGTTGTATAAATCATATCCTTCTAATCTTTTTATATTTTTAGAATCATTAGTTTCAAATGTTTTTTGTACCTCTAAAGGGGGGCCTAAACTTATTGCCGATACGAATATATCGTAAACTTTATAATGTGTTAATATTTTTTTTAGTGAGCCTAAATATTCATTTTTAACTGGTATAAAATTTGGATTTGGAAAAACTGTTGATATTGGCCATCTTATCTGTACATCTGGAAACTTATTTCTTATATATTGTATTATATCAGGAAGTTTTTTAGCGTCGCCTGGTACACTTAAATCATAGGCACTAAATGGTTGTATGACATAATTAAATATTTTATCTTGGCAAAATTTAGCAAGCAAATAACATAGTATTGTACTATCTGCTCCTCCAGACATAGATAATCCTATAACTTTATTATTTAATTTTTTAGGAAGTTTAATTTTACCAAATTTATTTTTATATATCATATTAATTAATAATTTTATTTACTATATTTCCTGTATCATCAAAATAGGTATCTATTCTATATTTATCTTCTCTTTTTCTGCAATGTTCAATACAAGGCCACAAAATCTTATCGTCATTATTTTCAGATTCAATTAGGTTTTTAGCAAACTCAAGCCAAGGTTCTGAATTTAAAATATCTTCTATTGAATTATGTTCACTTATTTTACTCACTTTTAATAATTTTTTCATAGTCGGATGATCTAAAATCTGTGGATTGTCCAACCAACAACAAGGTAATAAATGACCTCTATTAGTAACTGCTACCATTTTAATTTCCTCTTGTCTTTTTTCTTCAGGTGTAATCATACATTTAGGCTCTAATTGTATTTTACCTTTAACAGGTTTCCTAACTCTTTTTTCAAAAGGTTTATGTTCTAAAGTTTTATCTGGTTTCTGTTTTGGCATCTAAAGCTAGTTCTTTATTTTTTGGTTTATATGGATCATCATCACTTAACCACCTTGATGATTGTAGTAATAAAAATATAATCCCGTTTTCTTTAGCTAATTCTTGAGCTGTTTTAATATCATTTTCATTATAACTAAAGACAATATATTGCCATATTGGTGGGTTTTTTAGATATTTTTTTGACTCACATATGATTTGAAACATTTTTTCACCATTCTGATTAATTCTATACTTGTGACTATCTTTTGGTAATCCATCTAGTCCAAAAACCCATTGAGCATTTGGATTTGCTTTAAAACATTCAATGTAGTAGTCCATTGATTTTTGAGTAGCTGCATTATGTATTTCACATTTAACATTTTGTTTGTGTAATATTTTTAATATTTCTGAGAATTTAGGATGATGAACAGGATCCGACAGTTGACCACAAAATACAAATTTTGTAAAAAACTTACTTAGTTTTTCTATTTCATTTAATGATAAATCATATCCGTGTACTTTTAATCCTCTATCTTTAAAATAAGTTTGTCTTTGACATCTAGGACACTCCAATGGACATCTAAAAGAAATATCAATGTTTATTGTTTTTCTGTTAAAAAATGTATTTAATTTTTTTTCTTTTTCTATATTATCAACCATTTAATATCTTTCCGTATTTTCTTAAAGGAAAATGTCCTTTAGGTTGTACCCATTCAGTACAAGTTTTACAATAACTTTCATATTTAAATAATCTAAAGTTCATCATTTTATCAATGTTTTCTTTTGTTAGTTCAAATGTTTTTGAAAGTTCATCATTATTAGCAAACTTTTTACTACAATGTACTATATGTTTTTTTTCAAAATCTATTACAGGCACCATAGGAAAAGCTGCACACATTTTACGGTCAATTTCATCTGCCTGAATAACATCTGTAAAATCTTTTGATCTACCATTAAAAGTTTTCCACATTGTGTTTTTATGATCTAATTTTTTTAATATTTCAGGATACTTGTCTTTATACTTAAAATAATTTGGTGTTTGTACAACAACATTATAATTATTAAAGTCATTTTCAGGTACAAAATCAAAATTACCTAATTTTTTTACACCATCTTCATACCAATCTAGTATATTGTGTTCAACGTAAAGTATTTCTTTATCTTCAAGTATATGAGGATATCTTTTACGAATAAATGAGTTAGATAATACTGAACATACAAGATTAGGATATTTTTTAATTTCAGCTATTACATCATTTAAATTTTTAATAAGGCCTGGCTCACCTCCTAATAAACAGACTCGTACTTTATAATCTTTTAAATATGTTAAAACTTTTTTTAAAAAATTCATATCTACTGTAAGATTTCGCATTTCCAAAGTATAACTAGTACAATAATGACAGTCTTTATTACAAGACATTGACATAAAGAAGTCAATTGCTAGATAATTATTTTGTATTTCTTCTAAAGTTTTCATTTTAACATCCATTTGTCACTAGGTCTATAAGGATCATCTTCTCCGTCCCATTTACTAGACTGTAACGTATAAAAATTTATACCAATTTTATCTGCTAATTCTATTGCTTCATTAATTTCATTTTCATTATATTTAAAAACTATAAATTGCCAAAAAGGTTTTTTTTCTAATATATTAACAGCCATTTTCATAATTTCAAATAACTTTTTACCATTTTGGTTTATTCTATATTGATGACTACTTTCTGGTAAACCGTCCATAGAAAATCTCCATTCTACTTTTTTATTTGCCTCAAAAGCTTCTTTATACCATTTTATAGGTTTAGCAGCACTTGAATGTTGTACACGAACCTCATTATTATTAACTTTGCACATTTTCAACATCTCTATAAATTTTGGATGATGTACCGAATCTGAATATTGTCCTTCAAAATGTACGTTTTTAAAAAAGTTTATAATTTTTTTAAAGTTTTGAATACTTACGTCATCACCAGGAACTTTTTTGTTCAAATGAGTATAAAAACGCTGTCTTTGACATTTAGGACACATTAATGGACATCTAAATGTACAATCAAAATTAACTCCTGGCCGATTTGTAAAATGTTGAAGCGACATTAATTTATTCTCTTTGATATTGTAGTTTTACTCTTTGTATCAATAAATGTATCTGTTCTAAGTTCTTTAACTTTTGATCCATCTTGTTTTATGGAACAAATTTCTACACAAGCTTCTACAGGAGGTACATTGTTTTTTAAATCATTATAAAAGTTTTTCCATTCAACTGTTTTTCCAATATCTTCTAATTTGTCGTAGTCATTTATATTACTAACTTTAAGTAAGTCTTTCATACGATCACTTTTCATTATTTTTGGATGATCACAAAAACAACAAGGTATGAGATAGCCTTGATTTGTTATTGCCATTGATTGATCTTTAAAACACTTTGGTTCAATTCTATAAGTTTTTTTCATAGAAAAAAACCAATTTTCTTTTTTATAAGTTTTTTCCATAATTTTTTGTATAAAATTTATTAAATGCAATTTTTAATTTTGTTTTATTTTTGAATGGTTCATCTTCAATGTATTCTGGCATTTGATAAATTTTTTCTACAATATAATCATATATAGGTTCATTTGTTTCATTTAATAAATTTTCGTCAAATATATTATCACCTAATATTTTTTTCATATCGTTAATAAAATGATTTTTTTTATGTTCCAGTGTAATTATAATAGTATTTGTAATTTTATTAATCTCTTGTTTAGTCATATATGGATGAATAGGTAAAGTTAATATTGTATCACTTACAATTTTACTTATATACATTTTATCTGATCTATGTTCAATGTTTTTGTACATTTTATTTTCAGATAAAGGTTTATCATAATGTATTTTTGCGTCTAATATTTTTTTTAAATTATTTCTTATTTCTTTATTAGGCAATCTTATAACATATTTGTGATAATTATGATCTAAGCCATTTGATGTAGGTTGTACAACAACGTAGTCTTTTAATTGTTCATCATATTGTTTTGCAATTTCCTGTCTTTTTACCTGCCATTCTTTCATTTTATTTAATCTAAAATTAATAAATTCAGCGTTCATTAATAACATTTTAGAATTATAACCTAATATTTCATTATTGCCGTGTCTTCTTAATTTCTTAAATATCTCTGCTTTATCTTTGTCATCTGTAAGAACAGCGCCTCCACCAGCTATACCAGCAATAACTTTGTTTGCATTAAAACTTAATGCACTAATGTCTCCTATTGAACCCGCCTTAACACCGTTTAGACTTGCACCTAAGGATTGAGCTGCGTCTTCTATAAATGCAATATTCTTTTCTTTACAAAAATCTAATATCTCTTTTGTATCAGACATATTACCAAATAGATGAGGATAAACAATTGCTTTAACTTTAGGTGAATACATTTTTTTAATACTTTCTAAAGTCATATGATAAGATGATAAATCTATCTCACAAAATACAGGTGTTGCACCAATCATAGAGATACAAGAGGCAGTAGAAATCCAAGAGAAATTAGTTGTTAAAACTTCATCACCTGATTTGATGTTTAAACTTCTTAAAGCAAAATGTAGAGCATCGGTTGCACTAGCACAAGCAACAGCATATTTTCTACCTGTATATGATGTAAGTTTATCTTCTAAAAATTCTATATTAGATTCTTGTTCTTTTTGCATTACTTTATCAAAAAGATTTAAGTATTCTTCTTTGTGTTCTAAGTATTCTCTATCCCAACCTGTCATAAATGTAATCTGCTATTATTTCTTGTCCTTTTGCATTTGGATGTCTATCTTGTTCAGATATTCTATGTTGTTCACCTAGTATTCCTGATCCTATATCAAATCCATTCATATCTTCATCTAAAGGCCAACCAATAAATTTATTATTAAAATTTTTATAATAATGACTATTTTTTATTGTGTACAAAACTTTTTGATGTTCATTATCAAGTCTATTTGTATTCTTAGGATCTAACAGTCTTAATTCGTTTAAATATGCTCTATGTAAACTAATCATTTGAAAGTGTAAATATGGTATTTTTTTCAATTCCATTAATGATTGAAAAGCATAATGAAATCTAAAACTTCTTTGTATCCAATATGTTAAATCTCCTTTGGAATCAATCCTATCATTTCTCCAAGTATTAAATATATTGAAATCACGTCTAGGAGCACTTGACCAAGCAGCAATAGCATATCCAATTTTACTAGGTTCAAGTATTTGAAGTTTATCTGAAATTGAACTGTAAATATATTCTTGTCCAGCACCACTTCTACAAAGATTTAGACATTCCATATCTAATTTTTTTGCTAGTAATTCAGGCCATTTAAGCCATTCACAAGACATATCTGGATGAAAAACAGAAGTAAAATTTGGATCACCCCAACTACAACCACTTACTAATAATATTTTTTTCATTTTTTATAAAATAAATTTATATTCATTTTCTAATACATCAAGCAACACTTCAAAATTTTTAAAATAACTTGCTCTAGTAGGTACAGGTCTTTTCCAATAAACACTTCCACCATCTATAATATTTGGATCTCTTAAATATAAAACTTTTTTACCAAAATATCTACATTCTTGCATTAATCTAGGTGCAGGATCAAAAGTTGATTTTATATAACAATATGTTTCAAATGAGCCTAATAAATTTGCAACTGGAACATTAAGATTATTAAATTTAGGATTAATATATTTTTCTTTAGTATAAGTTATTATACCGTGAGATTGATATAATAGATAGTTATTACTCATAAAGTCTTCAATAGTTTTGTAATATTCTTTATTTGTTCCTAAAAATAAATATTGATATTTAATATCGTGTTTAAATGATTTGTATATATCAAAATTTATTATTTTTTCAAATTGTATTCCTACACCATTAGGATAAACATCATAGTCGCAAAGGTCAACAACTTTTCTAGGATTAAAATAATTTAGTGCTAATGGATAGTCTTTAGGATGATTTTCAGAATAAACTGATATTAGATTATTTCCAAATACTAAACTTAATACATACAGCTGTTGTTTTGTATAATTTGGAAAAGTCCTATTAAGTTTTTTATCTTCCATAATCTTTAAATATGGTATTGTTAACATACTTCTACCCATAATTAAAGTTACTGAATTTGGGTTTAAGTCAACTTCATTGAAATAAACTTGATCACAATGAATATACTGTTCCCGTATGCAATTTACATAGTCGAGGTCCTTAAAACCAGGATGAGTTATGATTGTTAATTTTGAGGGAAGGCCTAGTGAACGAAGATAACTACTATGTTCATAACTATATCTAAGTAATCCATCACCAGGCTTACTTGTACAAACGACATTTACACTTTTCATAATTTAATCTTTCATTTTATAATTAATATTTTTTATTTATTCATCACTTATTATAACATTTTTTTGTTAAAATGTCAATCACACCCACTTTATAATTGTATCAACTTTAGGTTTTATAACATCTTTTCCGTCTTTTCTATATTCATCTGTTATATTAGGATCTTTATAACCTAATAACATTGAAAATACAGGATCAGGATCTTCTAAAAAACCAAATTTTTTATAATATTGATAATATTCTACTCCAGATTTGTCTGTATCTTTAATATAAGGAAAACATAGATTGTACGCTACCTGTATATTGTTTTCTATACACAATCCAGTTAATATTTTAGCAAACATACCTACCTCTAAAGCTACAGCTCTAGTTAATGGTTTATTTTTCCATTTATTTTTATTCATTAAGCCTATAGGCTCACCTGCATCCAATTTTCTTTTTGTATATGTGGTTGATTCTAAAAGTCTTTGTGTAAAAAGTAATTGATATGGAGCAGTAGGTATATTATCATTTTTTTCTCCACCTGGTCTTTGTTTTACTATATTCCAAAATTGTTCTTTAACATCTGGACGATCTGGACCAATAACGTGAACTTTGTATGGCATAAAATTTTGTTTTGACGCCACAAGTTTAAATGTTTTTTCTAATATTTCTTTAATAAGAGATTTGTCTGGTATTCTTTTGGTATCAAATAATCTACATTGTTTTCTTTTTTTATATATATCTTCTATAGTCATATAATTATTTATGCTATAAATATTGTTATGATATATGATTTAGAGTTAATAAAAAAAGAGTTGAATACACTTCCAAGTTATAACAAACAATTATATCTACAAGGTTATTCAAAAGATATGAATCCTGAGGAAGGCTCAGACAAAGGTTATGACATTGATGATGTTGAACATACCTATGATGTTCCACTTTTTAATATACCCTATATCAATAGTATAATCTTAGAACATAATTTGGTAAGAACAAGAATAATGAAAATGAAACCAAAAACTTGTTATCTTTGGCACGCTGATAAAACTAAACGATTACATATTCCAATTATAACACACCCACATTGTTTTTTATTAATTGATAATGAACGAATACACATTCCAGCAACAGGTGAGGCATATGTAATTGATACGACAAAAAATCATACAGCTTTAAATTGTTCAAAAATAGATAGGATTCATATAGTAGGCGCATTTAGATGATTTATGATTTAGTGATCACATCATTACCAGGACTAGATAAAGGTAAGCCTGTACCAGGTCCTGCTTTTATAAAAGGATACTTAGAACCTTTAGGATATAAAGTTAAAGTTATAGATGGAAATCAATTAGATACTTTAGAAAACATACACAAAGAAATTGCCAAATATAAATTTAAATGGTTAGGTATATCTGTATTTTCTTTTTTACAAAAAGATGACGCTCTTAAACTTGCAGAACCATATGAAAATGTTGTTTTTGGAGGTTCTGGTGTTGATAAGAATTGGCCAAGAAAACATTTTATAAGAGGTGAAGAACACGCTCTTAAAGCATTTTTAGAGGGTGATTTAGACTTTCCTGGTATTAATGGTAGAGATCCTGTACAAATGGAAGATATAGAAAGTTTGCCACCACCTGATTATTCAGATACAATACATCAACACAAATATGATAGAGCAGTTATATCTGGTAGTAGAGGTTGTGTTCGTAAGTGTACTTTTTGTGATGTGATGAGTATATGGCCTAAGTATAGATGGAAGACTGGTAAAAAAATAGCTGACGATTTACATCACGTTTCTGAACAAACAGGTTTAAAAAAGATTAATTTTTCTGATTCATTAATTAATGGATCAATGAAACATTTTAGAGATTTATGCCACGAGTTAGCAAAAAGACCTAAAAAAATAAATTGGGACGCACAGTTTATTATAAGAGATAAAAAAACATTTACTCAGCAAGATTTTGATAATTTAGCAAACTCAGGTTGTGTAGGATTAGATATAGGTATTGAATCTGGAAGTGAACAAGTACGAAATCATATGAAAAAGAAATTTAGTAATGATGATATTGAATACTTTGTAACAAATATAGGTGAAAGAAATATTAGAATGAAGTTTTTACTTATTTGTGGTTATCCTACTGAAACTGAAAAAGACTTTGAAGAAACTTTGACCCTATTAAAAAAATATAAAAAATACGCTCATAATATATTTGTGTCACACCACATAATGATAACATTTCAAAACACACCTTTAGATTTTGAACATAGAGATTTGTTTAATTCTGAATTTGGTTATCATTGGAAAAATGAAAATTCTGACTTTGAAATAAGATTTAATAGATTTATGAAAGTGTTAAAACTAGGACAAGAATTAGGATATCAATTTCAACATCACGCCTTAGATAAAGTAAAACAATATCAGCAAGATTTAGATATACTAAACAAACATAATAACATAGCTGTTCAAAGTTAAAAAGATTTGTTAAATCCTAAAGTTAGTTTTCTACCTTCTTGGTTAAATCCGTGAGGTGACTCATAATTTTCATTTAAAAGATTTGTAATACTTACACCAAATTTTATTCCATAATAATCATAACCAATATTTAAATCTAGTAAATGTGTTTCAGGCATTGATATTGTTGACCAATTAGAATTATGTACATCTAAATGTTCACCTTTGTATTTGTAGTTTGTGGTTAGTGAAAAGTTGTTTTTAAAATCATAATTATGAATAAATCCTAGTGACCAATTAGGACGTCTTAATGTTACCGTATCGTTTGTTTTACTGTTAAGATGACTTGCAAAAAATTTAATATCATTTAGATTATAAGCAAATTCAATACCATCTGTATTTAAATTGCCTATATCATTTTTAAAAAGTGTTGTTGAAAAATTATTTTTAGTTAAAGTTAATTCTTGTGTTTCACCATATTCTATAGCTGTCCAAGTAGTTTTATCTTTATAACTTGTAGATGTACTTCCACTTATACTTAACCCGTCTTGTATCTCTTTGAAAAATCCTAACTTATAGGTTTCGTGTTCTTCATCAAATCTATGATGATAAGAAAATATATCGTATGATAAATTAAAAAAATATCCTAAATTGTGATGTTGGCTACTAAATGATTCGTTGTGTTTATAATCAAATCCAAAACCATAGTTTTCATATTGTTGTGTAGCCTTTAGTGTATAGTTTTTACTTTTGTAATAATTGTCATCATAGTTTCTATCGTATTGGTGTGTATGTAAAGTTAAACTGCTATTTTTATAATCTAGTCCTGTTTGAAAAGCGTAAAAAGTATTATCAGACCATTTATCATTTTGTACAAGTACATTATGTCCATCTAAATCAGTAAATGTATTTCTTGTAAAAAAACTTGTTCTCCAATGTAATAAGTCATACCATTTACTTGCATTAATAGAAAGTGATTTATTTTTTGTTCCGTCTTTTTCATTTGCTTCAGATAGTGCTGATATACTTTTTGATTGATGTTGTCCTGCTGATAAAGATATATCAAAGTCATTTATATTAGTATAATAATTTCCACTAATTGTTTTATCATTATGATTTCCTGAAATATTTAATTTTTTTTCATAATCAATAGTTGTTCTAAAATTAATTGCACCTCCCACAGCGTCAGCGCCCCAATGAGCACCAGATGAACCTTTATAAACATCTATCTGTTGAACATTAAACATAAAATCTTGCCCAATATCAAATGCACCTGTTGGTGTAGAATAATCATTTATTGGTATACCGTTTAATAAAACTAAAACGTGATTTGAATTAGTGCCTCTAAAAAAAACTGATCCTTGTTGTCCTGTAGGACCTGATTGAGATACTTCTAAGCTCTGAATAAAATTTAAAGTTTTTGCTAAATCTATAAGATTGTATTTTTCTATTTGCTTTTTTGTTATAGAAATACTCGGTGTAATTTTATCACCAATTTTATTAGAATTTGTTATGTTTGATTTAGATATAATAACACAAGGAGTTTCGTTGGTCCATTTACAGTCGTTTTCAGCTGCAAATAATATATTACTAAATAAAAATGTTAAAATTATTAAAATTTTACGCATACTATATAATATCACTTTTTAAAAAAAAGTCAATAGTATATGTATAAATAGTATTATGGCAGCAGTAGCAAATTATGTAATAGATCAAGGAACGTCATTTTCGTCAGCAGTTACCGTTAGAGGTAGTGATGGAAATCCTTTAGATTTGACTGGATATACAGCAAGTGCAAAGATGGCCTTAGGTTATGCTTCAACAAGAACAAGAACCACTATTACAACAACTTTTGACGCCGATAGAACAACAGGTGTAATAACACTTTCTTTAACTGCAGCTCAAACTGCAGCTTTAGACGCACCAGCTCGTTATGTTTATGATTTAGATATAACAGCAAGTGATAGTACCGTAACAAGAATAATTGAAGGTTTAATTACAGTTAAACCAGACGTATAATAGGAGAACATATGAGTAGTGAATTGAACACAGCAACAGACTTAACTAAAGAACAAACTTTTACAATTGATGGTAAAGACTATAAAAGAAGTGAATTAAACACAAAAACTTTAAATAGTATTATAATCAGACAAGATTTACAATCAACTAGAATTAAACTATCTTTAGAATTAGAAAAAGTTGCTATTTTACAAAAACACTATGATGATATTATTGCTAGTGAATTAGGCATTGATACATCAAAAGAAGTTGAAAAAAAGTAGTTTGTAATTAGTTTTACATTACTTTATTATTATAAATATTATAAACTTTATTAATAATAGGGTAAAATGTCAGACAGAATAACGGCTACAATTAATAATATTACAACAGGACCTAGGAATGTTTCTGTTACTGTACCATCAGCTTCAACTAGGCTTAATGCTCTAGGTGATGTTAACGTTACAACGTTAAATGATGGTGCAATGCTTCAATATGATGATACTTCTAAAAAATGGACAAGTCGAAATGATATAAAAACTGAAAGTGGTAATTTAATTCTTAACGGTGGCACATTTTAAAAAAAAGGGAGAGATTTTAAATGGCAACAATAATCAAAATTAAACGAACCACTGGTGCAAATGCACCCAGCGGTCTTAACCAAGGGGAACTAGCTTATGTCTATGATACTTCGGCAACCGATAATGGTGCTGGTGGTAATGGGTATAGGCTCTTCATTGGTGATCCAACATCAACATCAAATTCAGCAATTGAAATTGGTGGAAGATATTACACACAACTTTTAGACCACACACCAGGAACGTTAACTGCGTCTTCTGGTTTAATAGTAGACTCTAATAAAGCAATTGATGAATTGTTTATTGGTAATAATGCTACTACAGGTGGTACAATAAAATTAAACGAAGGTACTAATAACGGTGCAAACTTTGTAGCTCTTAAATCTCCCAACTCATTAGCTTCAGACGTTACTTATACTCTTCCAGGTACTTACTCAAATGGTCAATTCTTAACAGTTGACGGTTCTGGTAATTTAAGTTTTGCTGCTATTCCATCAGGTTCATTTACAATTGCTGGTGATAGTGGTAGTGACACATTTACTACTGGTCAAACTTTAACGTTTACTGGTGATACAGGAATTACTACATCTATTACAGATAACGAAGTTACAATAGACTTAGATGATACTGCTGTAACTCCAGGTAGTTATGGTTCTTCAACTGAAATTCCAACATTTACAGTTGACCAACAAGGTCGTTTAACAGCGGCTGGTACAGCAACTATTTCTACAACATTAAATTTAGCTGCTGACTCAGGCACAGATGATGGTGTTGATTTATTAAATGACACATTAACTATTTCTGGTGGTACAAACATTGATACTTCAGTTTCAGGTGATACAATTACAATCAGCACACACGCTGACGTACTAACAGCTTCATCAACACATACTTTAACAAATAAAACATTTGACGCAAATGGAACTGGTAACTCTATATCTAATATTGAAGTTGCTGATTTTGCTGCTGGTGTTGTTGATACGGATTTAAGTTCTGTTTCTGCAAGTGATGATACACTTGCTTCTGCTAAAGCAATTAAAGCTTATGTTGACTCACAAGTAACAGCACAAGATTTAGATGTAACAACAGATTCAGGAACAATCGCTATTGATTTAGATAGTGAAACATTTACAGTTGCTGGTGGTACTGGTATTGATACATCTGCTACAGGTAATACAGTTACAGTAGCTATAGACAGTACTGTTGCTACATTAACAGGCAATCAAACTTTACAAAACAAAATAATTGATAGTGCAAACAACACTTTAACATTAGATTTATCTGAAGGTACTTTAACAGGTACTATTGCTGAATTTAATAGTGCATTGTCTGATGGTTCTTTTGCTACATTAGCAGGAACAGAAACACTATCAAATAAAACACTTACAGCACCTAAATTTGCTGACGCTGGTTATCTTGCTGACGCAAATGGTAACGAGTTAATTCTATTAAGAACAACTGCAAGTGCTGTTAATGAATTACAAGTTAGTAACGCAGCTACTGGTGATGGTGTAGAGATTGCTACAACAGGTAGTGATACTAACATTGACCTAGTATTAAATCCAAAAGGTTCTGGTTCAGTTGATGTTAACAACAGTAGAATTACAAACGTTAGTGATCCAACTTCAGACCAAGACGCTGCTACAAAAGCATACGTTGATAGTGTTGCAAATGGATTAGATGTAAAAGATAGTGTTAGAGTTGCTACAACTTCTACAGTTTCTGGTACTTATGATAACGGTGCAGGAACAATTACTGCTGGTTCAAATGGTGCTATTGCAATTGACGGTGTTACTTTAAGTCAAGGTGATAGAGTATTATTAAAAGATCAAACTGACAATACACAAAACGGTATCTATACAGTTACTACAACAGGTGATGGTTCAACTGCGTATGTATTAACAAGAAGTCCAGATGCTGATACAGCTTCAGAATTAACTGGTGGTACTTTCTTCTTTGTTGAACAAGGTTCTACAAATGCCGATAATGGTTATGTTGCTACACATAACGGTACACCAACATTTGGTACTACAAATATTACATTTGCTCAATTCTCTGGTGCTGGTCAAATTAGTGCTGGTGACGCTTTAACAAAAACAGGAAATCAACTTGATGTTGCTGTTGATGATAGTACAATTGAAATATCATCTGACGCATTACAAATTAAATCAACTTATCCTGGTCAAACATCAATCACAACATTAGGAACTATTAATCAAGGTACTTGGAATGGTTCTGTTATTGGTGAAGTATATGGTGGTACAGGACAAAGCACATACACTACTGGTGATATTTTATATGCTAGTGGTGCAAACACACTTGATAAGTTAACACTTGGTGCAAGTGGTAAAATTTTACAATCTGATGGTAGTAACGTTACGTACGGCGATTTAGACGGCGGAACATACTAATCGTCAATTAATAAGGATTATTGATGGCGACTGTTATAAAGTTAAAAAGAGGAATTACAACTCCAACTACAAGTGATTTGGTTAGTGGAGAAGTAGCAATTGATACATCATCTCAAAAGTTTTATATCAATGACGCTGGTGTTATAAAAGAAATAGGTGGTGCGGCTGCTGCTGGTAATGGTTCACTAGTTGATTTAACAGACACAAATTTTATAACTTTACAACCTACTCATAATTTATATTATAACGGTACTGAATGGAAAAATGATTTTCAACATAATATTGGTAAAAGAGTTCCATTTACAAAAGAAGACGGTACTGAAACTACACTTGCTCTTGTGAATAATAAAGATATGACTACAATTAATGGATTTTTGGATCACGTTGTCACTCAATCATATTATTTACCATTTACAACTGCAAATGGAACATCAATACAAACAATAAGGCCAGGACATATGCCTACATTAGAGGGAATATAAGAATATGGTAGCTAAAACTCCAATACGAGCAACGTTAAATGGATCTGAAGTAACAGGTCTTGCCGAATATCAATCAGGTGAATTTATTGATCTATCACACGGAGGTCTTGGTGCCTCTTTATCTATTGGTACTACAGGTCAGGTTTTAAAAGTTAACTCTGCTGGTACGGCTTTAGAATTTGGTAACGTTGAGGCCATTGTAAATATTGATAACGCTATAGATTTAACAAGTTCGACACTTGCTTCTAGTGATCAGATTTTATTATCAGATGGTGGAACTGAAGGTAGAGTTACATTATCACAATTAGATACTTTATTTTCTGGCACTACACAAACTTTAACAAACAAAACTTTAACTGATCCTATTATTTCAAATACAATTATATTTGAAGGTTCTACAGATGATGATTTTGAAACAATTTTAGAAGTTACAGATCCAACGGCTGATAGAACAATTACTT